AGAAGAACTGAACTTCAGGTCTATAGATGGAATGTATAGTTACTGCACCAGAGATGATGGTGAAGTGGTGCATTTAGCAGCATGGACTGAAGTAGATGTAATAGACAAAAAATAAAATATGGGATTTCAACTACTAAAAGAAGAAGTAGACAAAGGTTTAGCCGGTAACAGTGGTGGAATACCGATGGGTTTTGATAGGTTAAATAGATATGTTGGCATTAGAAAGTCAATGTACTATTTGATTGGTGGGTTGACTGGTTCAGGTAAGACTAGTTTCATTGATGACGCATTTGTACTTAACCCTGTAGACTGGGCTTTGTCTAAGGAAGGACAGAAGTCTGGAATAAAGGTAAAAGTATGGTATAGATCAATGGAGCGTAGTCAGACTTATAAGTTAGCTAAATGGACGTGTAGAAAGATATTTATTGATCAGGGTGTTATCATACCAGTTAACAAACTACTAGGCTGGACCAGTAAGATGACTAAAGACGAACATGATTTGTTCTTACAATATGAAGACTATATGAACAAACTTGAGTCTATAGTTACAATCATTGATGGGCCAGAGAATCCAGTAGGTATAGCTAAAGAGTTAAAAGATTATGCATTATCTCGTGGTGAGATAATACAGGTAGATAAATATAATAAAAGATATATACCTGATGACCCTAACGAGATAACATTAGTTGTGTTAGATCACATAGGTTTGTTGAAGACAACAAGTGCACAGCCTACTAAAAAGCAAGCAATTGACAAAATGAGTGATGAGTTACGATATGCACGTGACTTCTATGGTTACTCACCTGTTGTTGTTAGTCAGTTCAATCGATCTATAGCTAATCCCACTAGAATAAAGAATGGTGACGTTGAGCCACAGTTAGAAGACTTTGCAGACAGTTCTACTACTCAGAATGACTCTGATGTATGTATGGCGCTCTTTGACCCTATGCGTTATAAAGTAGAAGATCCGTCAGGTTATGACTTAAACAAACTTAAGGATGAATTTGGTGGTAAGTATTTTAGAAGCTTACGTGTTATTAAGAATAGTTATGGTGAGGATGATATCAGAATTGGTCTAGGTTTTCTAGGACAAATTGGTATGTTTAAAGAATTACCTAAACGAAAACAGATAACAGATGCAGATTATTCTGCAGTAATTAATAAATCATTTTTTATAACATGACAGAACCTATAGAGTTATTACATTCGAGACTCACTGAAATTAAAGAGGCTAAAGATAGAGCCATCGAGCACAAGCTTCCTTTAAAAGAAAGAGCAGAGATAAGCGCTATATATAATAGATATTATGTATGCATACAGGAATTAAAAAAACACATACGAACGATATGACACTAAGAGACAAAAGACAAGCAGAGTTTGCAGAAACTTGGCTTAACCATGGTAAGTTTGGAATCTTAAACTTATGTCCTAGGTTTGGTAAGATTAGAACGACTATAAACATCCTTAACCAGATGAACGACAGTTGTACTATGTTGATTGCATATCCTGATAACAAGATTAAACAATCTTGGATAGAGGAATTTGAAGAGATGGGATACATTAATGATAACATAACTTACACTACTCACAGGTCCTTAAATAAGCAGGCAGGTACAGAGTTTGACATTGTTGTTATTGATGAGATACATTTATTATCAGAGGCCCAGATAGGTGTCTGTGTAGATTTATTTTCTGTCAATGATAACATACTTGGCCTTACAGGCACCTTATCTAAATGGACCACCAGAACCTTAAGAGATGAACTTGGTATATCAGTAATTGCACACTACCCTATAGAAAAAGCTATTGAAGAAGGTGTTATAGCTGACTACCAAATAAATGTAATTAAGGTACCTTTAGATAACGTAACTCGTAATGAGTATGGTAAGGGTAAAATTAAAAAAACAGAACTTCAACAGTTTAAATACCTTAGTGGTGTTATAAACAAGATGATGTACTCTGGTGGGAATAGTATGTTTATGCGTCTAGCACGTATGAGACTAATTCAAAATAGTTTAGCTAAGCAAGAAAAAACTAAGCAAATATTGAATGATAACATGGAACAAAGAATACTAGTGTTTTGTGGTGTTACATCAATTGCAGATAGTCTCGGTATTCCTTCCTACCATAGCAAATCTAAAGACAAAGATGCCCTTAAGAATTTTGCAGAAGGAGAAGGTACCCACATGGCAGTTGTAAAGATTGGTAATACAGGAGTTACATACAAACCATTAAACAAGGTTATCATTAATTACTTTGATAGTAATGGTGAGAATCTAGCTCAGAAGATTAATAGATGTATGGCTATGGAATATGATACTCCAGATAAAAAAGCACAGATATATATTATATCATCTGATGAGAAAGTAGAAGGCAAGTGGCTTGATAAAGCCCTTGAATTCTTTGACAAAAACAAGATAAAATACGTGTAAATATCGTATATTTGTAAACCTAATATTAATAAATAAATAAATAAGAATGAGTTCAAAATTAATTGGAATTGTTGGCGAAACAGGGACAGGTAAGTCAACAGCAGTGAAGCACCTTAACCCTGAAGAAACCTATGTTATTAATGTTGCAAAGAAAGAGTTACCATTCAAAGGTTCTCAGAAACTTTACAACGCAGAAAACAAGAATTACAAAGAAGTAGATGATCCAACTGACATTACAAGGTTGCTTAGAACTATCTCGGAGAAAGCCCCACACATCAAAACTATTGTCATAGAAGACAGTAATTACTTAATGGGTTTCAGAATGGTAGAGAAAGCTATGGAGACTGGATTTACAAAGTTTAGTGTAATGGCTAAAGACATGGTTGACATGTTTAGAACAGCTAGAGCATTACGTGATGACCTAGTTATCTTTTACTTTTCTCACCCTGAAACAATAGAGGATAGTGGAGAAATAGTAGGATACAAGATTAAAACAGCTGGTAAGTTAATTGACAATCAAGTATTGTTAGAAGGACTTTTAACTGTATGCTTGTACACCCATGTAGAAGAAACAAAGAGTGGTGCAACATATGAATTCTTAACAAACAGATTTCGTAAGAAACCTGCAAAGAGTCCAGATGGTATGTTTGAATCAACAAGAATACCAAACGACTTACAGATGGTAAGAGATAGTATAGTAGAGTATTATAATTAATAAATAAATAACAATTAAAATTAAAATTTATGAGTACAATTGGAGGAGTAAGAAGAGAATCTCAAGGAGGACAAGAGACTAAATTCGGTAAAAAAGTAGGATTATTTGAAGCTAATGTTATAGCTATCAATCCAACTAACGAAGAGTATAAAGATAAACTTAATATTGAATTAAGTGAAGACAGTAAAGCAACACAATATCTAGGTGAAACAAGAGACGGTAACACTTATTTACGTGTTGATGTATGGCTTCAAGAAATTAAAAACAATGAGAACTTTAAAGTATCATTCTTTCTAGAAGATAGAGAGCGTGAAAACAGAGACGGAACTAAAAAACAATATCTAAATAGTGTAGGTATGACATCCTGGGCTGATGAAGAGAGCAACCTATTTGAATGGTTTACTAAAGATCGTGAAGTTAGAGTTGCTTTTATTGGCGAAGAAGATCTTTATGATTTTATGCGTACATGGTTAGGTCATCTAGACTATAGACAAGCAGAAACTGTATTAACTTTAGATTGGACTAAGCTTATGCGAGGTAATGTTAAAGATCTTAAAGATCAAATTGATGGTGAGTGGTGTAATTCCGTTGTGTCATTAGCTACAGTAGTTGTTAAAGAACGTGATGGTGAAACAAAGGAATATCAAGGTATTTATAATAAGGCATTCCTTGCTGGTTACAGTATGAAACAATTTAGACTTGTAGATTATACAGACAACAAAGTGGTTAACTCTCTTAAAAGTCGTAAATCAAGAGATCTTAGACCACATGAAAGATTTGTAGTTAAAGTTGCAGGTGAATATGGTTGTAAAGACTATTACATTCTTAAAGAGATAGAAGATTATAATCCTGATGATAATTTAGTTGCATCAGATGACTACATTTCTGATGACGGTTCTGATTATTAGTATTTTGTAAATTAATAATAAAAGCTCTACAGAAATGTGGGGCTTTTTTTAACCAATAAATTATGGCAATAGGAGGAATAAGAATTATAAAGCTAAATAGCGAAAGTATACTTGATAAAATATCTGAATTTGACATCTTTAAATATTATATGCCACACGGTGATTGGAAACTAAACACTAAAACCTACTCACCTTTTAGAGAAGAAAAGACACCATCTTTTATAATCAACCAAACACAGAATGGAATTACATTCTATGATTTTGGCGACAGTAGTAAGAAAGGTAATTGTTTTGAATTTGTAAAAATGCTATACATGTGTAGTAGTTATAACGAAGTTCTAAGAAAAATAGATTTTGATTTTGGTCTTGGTATATCAAATAACAAAGTAAAAAACTATAAGAATATAGTATCAAAGTATAAACAACCAAGTAAGAAACCTAATGTAAAGTCTTATTCTTTTGTACAAGTTAAGACAAAACCTTTTACAACTGAAGAGTTAGACTATTGGAATGATTACTATCAAGATGAAAATGATCTTAAGGAAAATAATATTTATTCTATTAGTGAGCTATTTCTCAACAAGAAACGTTGGGTAGTAGATTCTAATGAATTAACCTTTGGTTATTTATATGACGGTCGATGGAAGATATATAGACCAAATGCTGATAAGAGATACAAGTGGGTACCTAATAATGTTCCTATTACAGCTATGGATGGCCTAGAAGACATTAAAAATTGTCATACAGCATTCATAACTAAAAGTAAGAAAGATTATATGGTAATGAAGAAGATCTTCCCTACATGTTGTGCAGTGCAGAACGAAGGTATAGGATGTTTTAATGAAGACAATCTAGAATACATTAGAGCTAACTCTGACAGACAGATACTATCTTTTGATTCTGATAAGACCGGTGTAGAGAACTCTAAAGTAATTACAAAGAAGTTTGGATTTGATTACTGTAATGTACCAAGAAAATACCTAGAAGAAGGAATTAATGACTGGGCAGATTTGGCTAAACGTTATGGATTAAAAGTAATAGAAGAATATTTAATAAATAATAAAATAATAAAATAATAAAATAATGGAAAAAATAAGCACATACACGTCAGCTAAAGATCAAATGCTTTCAGCTGTAGTACCAAAACAGACTAGAACTTACAAACCAGTAAGTCATCAAGAGTTAATAGATCTCACTTTAGAAAGTATATACCAATCAGGTTTTGAATTATCAGACCAGTCATACATTTCTGGCAGAGAAGGCCAAGTGGCTACAGGTAAATATTCTATCTCAAGTGTACAAGATAATGAGATGCAGTTACAGATAGCGTGGCAAAATAGTTATGATAAAACTACAACTTTAAAGTTTGCAATTGGCACTAAAGTGTTTGTTTGTGAAAACGGTATGGTTTCAGGAGATCATGGACATTTTAAAAGTAAACACGTAGGAGACATACAGACATTTGCACCACAAGCAATTACAGAATATATCAAACAATCAGGAGATGTATTTAAAACAATGCAAGCAGATCGTGAATTAATGAAGTCTCATGAAATATCTGATAGAAAAAAAGCAGAACTTTTAGGAGTTATGTTTGCACATGAAGGATTTATACTTCCAAACCAAGCAGCAAAATTACAAAGAGAGCTTGTAAAACCAACTCATGATTACGGATCAAAGAATAATTTATGGGAGATGTATAACCATACAACTTTTGTAATGAAAGACATCCACCCTAGGTTATGGATGAAAAACCATATAGCTTGTCATGATTTTTTCAGGAGAGAAATGGGAATATACACTGAAGATGTTGATTCTAATGTTAATCAACCACTTGACCCACGTAGACAATTAGAATTATTTGAAGAACTAAATGCATGATTATGAAAGTTAATGAATATGTAAACAACCTTACACAGTTGTTAAAGAAAAATCCTGAGATAGCTGAATTAGAAGTAATCTATTCTCAAGATGCAGAGGGTAACTCTTATCAGAAAGTGTTCTACAGTCCATCAATTATGAATACAGAAGGATTAGAGAATGCATATGTTACAGGAGTGATGAACATAAACCCAGATGAGATAGATGTAGAAACAAGTGCATTATGTATAAACTAATGAGTAGGGTATTAATAACAGGAGGAGCAGGTTTTATTGGAAGTCATTTATGTGAACAACTACAGAAGCTAGGGCAAGAGATAATAATCCTTGATAACTTTAGCACTGGAAAGGTTAAGAACTTATTTCCATTAAAGCCTCAACCTTTAGTAATAATCTACGAGGTAGGTAATGCTATGTGGGGACATTTACCTGATATGCAGTTTGATACACTCATTCATTTAGCAGCGCCTGTGTCTGTAGAAGAAAGTTTAAATAATAAACAGAAGTACCATGATCAAATTGTTGATGGTTCAGCTCTTTTATTTGAATGGGCTATTAAACAGTGTGGTTGTAAAGAGATAGTTGTAGCTTCTACAGCTGCTGTGTATGGTAATTCAAGAAGCTTTCCTCTATCAGAAAATAGTGATTTAGACCCATTGAATCCATATGCAACATCTAAGTATATGATGGAAGCACTCTGTAAAACAGTACCAGATGATGTTTCTGTAGCAGTATTAAGATTCTTTAATGTTTTTGGAGAGAGACAGCTCAATGAAGGTGGATACCTATCAGCTGTACCTATCTTTCTGAATCAATTTAAGAATAATCTTGAGCTAACAGTAACAGGAGATGGTCAACAGACCAGAGACTTTGTATATGTTAAAGATGTAGTTGATGCTATCATAGCTGCAATAGGAACTAAAGGAACTTGGAACGTTGGTTCTGGTCAGGAGGTAAAGATCATAGATATTGCTAAAGCATTTAGTAATAATATAAAATTTATACCTGCTAGAAAAGAAGCTAAGAGATCTTTAAGCAACATAAGTAAAATAAAGAAAGACTTGGGTTGGACACCACAAGTAAGTTTAATTAATTGGATAAAATCAATAATATGAGAAAATTTGAATACGAATACTATTGTAATGACTGTAAAGATGACTTTATTAGCAACACAAAAGAAACTGACTGTGCGCAGTGTTTATCATCTAATATAAAATTAACAGCAATCGAACAATGGGAAGATTAAGTTGATTTGTAGTATAAAGGTCAGGTTTGTACTGACATAATGTATAATATAAGACACAAATATAATGAATTGGAATAAATTTAAAGAAAACTTTCATCCAAGTTGGCATGAAAAAATGAAACCTTTTATAGAAAGCGATGAGTGCAAAGTTATCTATGAGCATCTTAAAAAAGAAAGCAAGAGAGGTAAACAAGTAGCACCATTGTCTAGTAATGTATGGAAAGCTTTTAAGTTAACAGATTTAGAAGATCTAAAGTTTGTAATGATGGGAATGTGTCCATATCATACTTTTAAAAATGATTTACCTGTAGCTGATGGTTTAATGATGAGTTGTTCTGTTACACAATTTATACAACCTTCTTTAACACAGCTTTATAAAGCATTTGAAACTGAGTTTCATAATGGTATGAATCTAAGTTATGACCCAACGCCAGACCTTAGTTATTTAGCTGAACAAGGTGTTCTTTTACTTAATGCTGCTCTGACAACAGAGAAAAATAAAGCAGGTTCTCATTTACAAATATGGGAACCCTTTATTAAGTACTTGTTTGAGTACATACTTGTTCCTTTAGGAGTTCCAGTTGTTTTCTTTGGTAAAGATGCAGGTAAGTATCAAAGATATACAGGAATTTTCTCTCATTCTTTTGTAGTAAGTCACCCGGCCAGTGCTTCTTATAAAGGAATAGATTGGGACTCAGAAGGAGTCTTTAGTAAAATAGATCAATTATTAATGCAAACTAACGGATATAGCATCAACTGGCTAAAAGATTGCGAAAATCCATTTTAAAAAACAGAAAAATGAGAGGAACATTAACAACAGACGCTGGGACATTACAACCAGGAGATGAAATTATTACTAACCAAGGCTCAGAGATGAGATATTATATAGTGGAGGAAGCTCCACGAGTTAGTAGACTAAAAACTTGGCACAATGGTAAAACACGATACGTTGCTACAAAGTGTAGAGTTGCTATGGTAATGAAGACAACAACAGGTACAAATGCTTATACTAATAGAACTTGGACTAATACCTGGAAAACGTATGAGTTCAGAGTGCCTAATGAAAACGATCCAATAGCAAAAGTGGATTTAAACTTTAAAGAAATATACATAACTAATAAAAATCAAAATGGATAACAAAAAAGTAAACATGCCCATTAAAATGGAAGATCTCCAAGTAGGAGATGAAGTAATTGTACGAGGTCTAGATCTTAACTACATGCAAATTGTAAGACCACCAAAACAGAAACAATACAAAAATTATAATGGAGTACCCTATATGGGATGGACAGCGTCTGTATGTAATAGAATAAACAGCAAATTTGGACAAAGGTTTGCAGATGATAAACAAAACGTAAGATTTGATTTTGATTATAAATCAATCTGGTTAGTAAAACGAGGAGATAATAATTAATAAATAAGAACAGAAATGATTTTAGAAAAACAAAAAGAAGCAAATATCCTACAATCAGGATTAAAGAATGAGAGTATAGGAATGTCCCTAGACTTAGATTCTGCACAAGTATTGATGCAGATGTTAAGTAAGAATCTTTATTCAGATTCAATAGGCTCAGCTATTAGAGAGTGTGCTAGTAACGCTCTAGATAGTCATAGAAGAGCGCAGGTTCAGTCCCCAATTGTTGTTAAATTTGGAACAAATGATCAGTATAATTACGAATTCTCTGTAGAGGATTTTGGTATTGGTTTAGATGATAATGATGTAAAAAACATTATTAGCAAGTATGGTAAATCTACTAAACGTGACAGTAATACAGAACTTGGTATGATGGGTCTTGGTTTCAAGGCTCCTCTAGCTTATGCCAGTAGTTTCTATTTTACATGTAGAAAAGATGGTGTAGAACGTAAGTACATGATGTATGAGGGTGAAGATACTAACAGCATTGATTTAATTTACGAAAATCCCACAACTGAAAAGAACGGTGTAAAAGTAATTATTCCAGTCTCTAGATCAGATAGATGGGATTTTGAAAAAAAAATAAAAGAACAACTGGCTTATTTTCAAAATGTATACTTTGATACAGATAATGTAGTAGATAATGACTTTGTTATATATAGATCTGAAACGTTTCAATTTTCTGAGCTATCAAGTGATTCTAATTTACATGTTTGTTTAGATGATGTATATTATCCATTAGACTTTCAGAAGTTAGGCATAGATACTATAAATCTACCTTTAGGTTTAAGATTTACTCTATCAGATGGATTATTTCCTACACCAAATAGAGAAGCCCTAAGGTATACTTCAGAAGCTAAAGCAACAATACTTAATAAGATTTCTGAAGTAGGTGATTATATGGTGAACAAGTATAATGAAACTATTGATACAACTAATACAGATGTTATAGCTGCTATTCGTCACTACACAAAACAAGACCGTTATGTCAATTTAGGAGGAAAAGGAAATTTAAATATATCAGTTCTAGTTAGTTATGCTAAAGTAAAAATAGCAGAACCTGTTATACCTAAGCTTAAGCACATTGACTTACATTCTTGGGTTAAGACTTCTAAACATGGTTATTTAATGCGTGAGTATGAAGTTAAATATAGATTAGAAAGTTCTAGATTATCAGAAGTAAAAAGTTCCTGGAGAGGTAGCATTAGTTGGGATACTGATTTCAAAAACTTTTACATATTTAAGGATGCTATGCGAGGAAATAAGAAATCTTATATTAAGTTTCTAAGAGAAGATGCAAACATTACTAAGTTTATTAAAAAAACTAGTCAGCTTCGACTAGGTGATAGATTTGATACTGGAAACAATACATACTATGAAATTCTTAACCTTAAGAACTTTTCTAAAAATATATGGAGAGAAGTGATAAAAGAGTTTCAATGGATGGTTAGTGAACTGATAAAAGACATTCCTTTAGTTGATGACATTGAAGTTTGTCAACAGTGGCTTGATGATAAAAAAGCTGCAACATTGCTTAAAACTCAAAAAACTAGAGATTCTAGATCTCCTAAACTTGAAGGAGATGTTTCATGTAAGGTTGCTTCAGAGTTATTAAGATATAACGATGGTAGAAACTGTAAATTTGTAGCAGGTAAACTAAACGTAAGTAATGTAAATGACACTTCTTTAATTATCTTTACACACCATGATGATTTTCTTAAGCTAGATCCTTTATATAAGGTAGCTCAACGTAATGATATTGTATTAATTACAGTGTCTGGTAGAGAGTTAGACGGAATGAAAGCAATTGAGAAAGATAACATATTGCACTATGATGAATTTATGAAAGGTGAAAATATTAAGTTTAAACAAATTGTAACAGCTTTTAAAATTAAAAAACTTAAAGGTGAATATTCAGATATATTTTCTAGAGATGGTATTTCTTACATCAATAAACTACATAGTACATTAGGTACAGACATTGAGCAATTAGATGTCTATCAACATTCACATATGCCAAGAACCATTTCTAATGAAGATATATTAAAGGTAATGTCAGATTTTGCACTAGAAAATAAACTATTTGATTCTACAATTTGGCATACTTATATAAAAGTAAATAAAACTATAACCAATCATGGATATATAGATACTTTAATAGGTAGAATGTATTGGAGGGCAATTAATGAATTCCTAGAAATTATTTCTAACATGATGGATTATCATAAGTTAGAAGGTCGTATTGAATATAAATTAAAAGAAAACAATTAATAATTAAAAACAAATAGAAAAATGAGTAAATTTTTAAGTTTAGAGTGGTTCAAAGGAAAGATAGAACACTCAATTGATCAAGTAATTAGCAACAAGTTAGAGAGCTTGATGGAAGAAGATTCAAAATTGAATTCTTCTGAACCTACAGAAAAGCCTTATGTAAATGTAAAGCTTGTAAATAACATAATGACTATTGTTATGTCAGATTATTCTATTATGACTAAAATGAATGCTACAGAAGAAGACTTTCATGCAGTTGAGTCAGCTAAAGATCTTGCTGAAATTATAATGATAGTTAGCGACCCTAACGTAGTCAATGATAAAGTAGAACGAGAAACTGAAGTTAAAAAAATAAGAGCTTTACAAAAAGGTTCTGCTCAGCTAGAATTGTCAGGCGAGTTTACTGTAAAAGATGGTTCAGTTTACCTAAAAGGTATGTCTAGATCTCTTCCAAGAATATTAGTTGAAGAATTTATACAAGTAGCTTGGGAGTGCACAGAAAACAATGAATCTTTAAGCACCAATGACAAGTTTTTGTCTCTTAAAAGATTCTTTATGTGGTGCTGTCTTAATCCAAGAGCTGAAGTAGCTCATGAGTTATATAGATTTCTAAAGGAAAACAGTTTCCGTATTACTAAACAAGGATTCTTTGTAGCTTTGCGTAATGTAGTAACGTTACACGGTAGCCCAGAGCTTGTACATTTTGTATCTAACACATACAATAAGGTGAAAGCAGTGTGGAAGAAGAGTCCAGATGACTATAGTGTGTTTCTAGAAAATGGTGAATACAAGCTTGTACATGAAGATAAGCTACACCATGAAGAAACATATACAACTACAGTGTGTCCACAATGTGATGGAGAAGGTGGTTTCTATGATGATGGTGACTATTATGACGATGAAGATGAATGGAATGAAGGAGAGTGGATAGATTGTGATGCATGTGATGGTACAGGTGAAGTAGAGCCTTATGAAGTAACACACATTGTGACAGTGGACCATGGAGAACTAATAGGTAAACTTACAGATTTATATTTAGACTTACCTAACAGACATGAGAATCGTTTCACAGATGATTGGACTAAAACATTTGACATACGTATTGGTAAAGTGGTGAATATGCCACAGGAAGATTGTAACTGGTCAACACAAGATTGTGCTGCAGCTGGTTTACATTTCACTTCTGACCAGATACATTATGTAGGATGTGGTGATCAATCTGTTCTAGTACTTATTAATCCTATGAAAGTTGTAGGTATAGGTAAACATAAAGGTAGATGTTTTGAGTATTTACCAATCATGACTGTGCCAAGAGAAGAAGCTACAACTATTCTTCATGATAATCAGTTTGATACCCTTGAATTAGATGAGGTATATGCTGTACGTGAGCTTGATAATCTACAGGATAAAGTTAAACAAGGTTTCGCAAAGGAATCTAACAAATATGAGTTTAGCTTACCAAATATATCGTCTATAGATGTACGTAATATTATTAGAAGTCTTGAAGAGATGAAAGCTGAGATTACTGCAAGAGTTCGTATGGTAGATTAATTAATTAGGGGAGCATCATATTTTTCACTAAATTTGTTGTTCCCTTTTTAATAAAAATATTATGGCAAAGAAAATAGTAAAAAAGTCTAGAGTACCGAAAACCAGAAACGCTGGCACAATGACAGAATCCATGTTTTGGTCTATGATTAGAAGTGCATTAAGACAAAAGAGCAGATGGTGGAAACCAATTGCTGAGTGTAAAAAGTTAGCTCAGCGAGCATACAAAGGTCCTAACAAAAGACAGAAGTGGGAATATGAATGTAGTAAGTGTAAAGCTTGGTTTAAAGCAGACGCAGTTAATGTAGATCATATAGAACCTGCAGGAAGTTTAAACTGTTCAGAGGACTTAGCTCCATTTGTAGACACACTTTTTTGTGAACAAGAAAACTTACAAGTACTTTGTAAGACTTGTCATGATGAAAAAACACAATTAGAAAAACAGTTAAAGCAATTTAAAAAGAAGAAAAATGGATAAAGAATTATTAAGACAAATAACTCAACCAAGTCACTATGACTCACGGAATACATTAGATGTAATAGACTTTTGTCACCAGTATGATATTTCCTTTTCGAGAGGTAATGTGATTAAGTATCTCACTAGAGCAGGTCGTAAAGACAATGAGTTAGAAGATTTAAACAAGGCTTTAGAATACTTAACTAGAGAAATTAAACATGTTAAAAATTATACATTATGAGACAGATAACAGAAGATGCATATTCTGCATTTAAGTCAAGGAAAAAATTTAGATTATCAAACACTGAAGTTAGGGTTCATGATGACGTAGTTTATTTATTATTATATGATAATAAAATAGCTAAGCGAACAAAGAATGGTTTATTTTTATCTCACGCTGGGTGGCCTACTAATACAACAAGAGAAAGGCTTTCTCCTTTTGTAAATAAAATAAGAAAATGTGAAGGGGACATTATAATAGAAGAAAAAGTTAAACTAACTAATAATTGGACACATTATGATCAAAGGCGTTAGAACAACAGGTATACAAGAAGTTGATATAATCGTTAGAGAGGTTAAAAATATGCCTTCAGAATATGATAAAACAGAAAGAGTGTTGATAATAGATGCTGATAGTATTATGTACTTTGCATCACACTTTCCTGAAGATTCTCTGATGGAGTTTCCAACAGAAGAAGACAGAATAGAAGAAGCTAAGTATAGAACTAGAACTAAATTACATGAGATACATAATAATATAGAAGCATTTTATAATATACAAGAGACTTTTATATTTATAGGTGGTCAAGGTAATTTTAGATATAAAGTGTTTCCTGATTATAAGTCTAATAGAAAAGAAAAGAATCCATTAATTCCAATAATTGCAGATTACATGTTAGATGAACTTCATGCTATACCTTCTATAGGGGCAGAAGCTGATGATTATGTATATGATGCTACAATTATAAGTGAGGGCAATTGTGTTGTAGCAGCTATAGATAAAGATGTATTCTATAATTGTCCTGACATACCTTTTTATGATTATAGAAGTCACGGTAGCACTCTAGGAGAGTTTAAGCATATATCTAAAGAAGAAAGTAGACTAGCTATAGCTTCTCAAGTAGTAATAGGAGATAGCGGTGATGGAATTCCAGGAGCTTATAGAATAGGTAAAGTTTGGTGTGCTAATAACATGCACTTAGGAATGACAGACTACCAGTTTACTAAAGCAATTCTTAAGGCTTATTTAAAAACAAACGGAGGTAATGCATCAGAAGCTAAGAAACAAGCAAGACTTTATTATAAAGTATTAAAACTATATACTCAAGATGAGTTAGATAAAATTATTAAACAAAATGAATAAAACTATAACTACAATATTTATGGTTCCCACATTAGCAATACCCAAAGGTGCATTACGTGCTACTGGGTTTGTTAATGCATTTATTTCAGACAAAGATAGAGAAGAAGACTATGGTAAAAACAAAGTTATATATCTTCTATTTAAACCTAATGACCTAGATGAGTTTAGATTGTTTGTAGACAATGAATATGATAGAACAGAAAACATTATAGAAGACTATGATTACTCCGAAGGATATATTGTAGTAATCTATAAGTTAAATCTTAAGTATTCATCAGACTTTGAACTTGTTAGAGAAGGTAAATATTCTAAACTTTCATCAAACTTTAAAAAGATGTTTCCTAAAATAATTAAGATTAAGAAAAGAGGTCTTCATAGAGATGAAATTAGTCTTCAATACAGAGTTTTTAATAGAACACCAGATCTTATAGAGTTTTGGGAAAAGAAAATAGGAATAGATTGGACAGATGATATGGAAGTCTGGACTGGATGGGATGAAGCAAATGAAATATTAAATATTACAAAAATTAAAGAAGAAAATTATGAAAAAAGCAATTAAGTTACTAGAAAATCACCCTTTAACAAAAAAAAAGGTGCAATCTTGGTTTCTTCAAAATCTATTGAAGACAATAAATGATGAGATGCCAGAAGAATTTAAAGAATTTGTTAGGTCACAAACTATTGACGATGATAAGTTAGCAACGCTTGTTGTAGAATCACCACGTGGTTTGTTTGATATTTTTGATATTAATGATATATACATAAATATAAACTATGAAGAAGGAGGTTTTACTTGGCGTATTATTGAACCTTTACAGCTTAATCTACCTAGTAATTCTGCTAAGGATAGAAGAGATGCAGAAAGTAAAGCTATATATAAAGCTTTTAAAATATTAGAAAAGAAACTAACACCTAAAAAAGATGTACCAAAAACAAAAGAAAAAAGTAAAAAAAAGTAGGTCAATACTAATAATTGTACTAGATTTGTTATCCTCAAATTTGATAAGCAAGACAGAGGCAAAGAAACTTCTGTCCAAACGCAAGTCAACTGCATTTAGTGGATGGGTTACAAACAATACATATAACACAAACATTCATTATGAGAACAACTGAAGAATTTAACGGAGTACACCACCTTATCATTGATGGGGCAGGATTAGGTATTGAGATACCTCAAGTAGTAGCATTCATTAATCACGTAATCGATGATCTTTCTAAAATAGAAGGATTTAGACTTACAGAAATATCTACTTTTAGAGGAATTCCTAGAGTTCAATCTAACTTAACAGAGATATTGCCTTGGGTTGGACATCTTGTACATGAAGAGTTAGAAGAAAAACTGTCTATTATAATGAAAGTAGAGTTTGAGGTAGAAGCTAGACTGAAGTCACTTAACTTAGATATAAATGGAAAATCTTTAATCAATGAATAAAAACATTTTTAAAACAAGAACAAACATACTACCTTACGAGTATCCACAATTATTAGCTTACAAAGATGCTATTCGACATTCTTACTGGATAGACACAGAATTCAACTTTACAGAAGACATCCAAGACTTTAAAATAACTATTACACCGGCAGAAAGGGATGTTATTAAAAAAACCATGCTTGCTATTGCACAGATAGAAGTTAATGTCAAAACATTTTGGGCTGATATGTACAAACGTATGCCTATTACTGAAGTAGGAGATGTGGGAATGACATTTGCTGAATCAGAAGTTAGACATAAAGATGCTTATGCTAGACTGCTTAGAATACTAGGACTTGAAAAAGAATTTCAAAGTGTTATTGAAGTGCCTGCTATTGCAGGTAGACTTAAATACTTGAAAAAGTACCTAGATGGTACACGTTCTAGAGATGATAAGATGTATACTAAGTCTGTTTTACTGTTCTCTTTATTTATAGAACACGTAAGTCTGTTTAGTCAGTTCTTAATTATGATGAGTTTTAATAAGGAAAAGAATGTCTTTAAAGGTATATCTAACGTTGTAGAGGCTACTAGTAAAGAAGAAGAGATACACGGTAACTTTGGAGCTGAGATTATCAACATCATCAAGAAAGAAAATCCTGAGTGGTTTGATGAAGAGTTTGAAGAACTAATCTATTCTGCTTGTAAGAAAGCTTATACTGCTGAATGTGGTATACTAGATTGGATCTTTGAAAAAGGTGAACTAAAGTTTCTATCTAAGGAAACTATTCAGAACTTTATAAAGAACAGATTTAATAATTCTTTAGAGAAGATAGGTATGAAATCAATATTTGAAGTTGACTCAGAACTATTAAAGTGCACTGAATGGTTTGATATAGAGATACTAGGAACCAAAGAAGGAGACTTCTTTTACAAAAAGAGTGTAGATTATAACAAGAAAAGCAAAAGCATTACAGAAGATGATCTTTTTTAAATTATGAAAAACAAAATAAAATTTTGAAAAACAAAACCAATGGAATATAATAAATACTACTGGCTGAATGAGGACAGCCGTACATTTTTATCAAGAGGGTATATTACAGAAACCCCTGAACAAAGAATCAAAGACATTTCTATTAAAGCAGAAAAGTATTTGAACATGAAAGGCTTTGCAGAAAAGTTTGAGAACTATATGGCCAAAGGGTATTACTCTTTATCAACGCCAGTGTGGATTAACTTTGGTAAAGCAAAAGGTCTGCCTATTAGTTGTTATGGATCTAATATAGATGATAATTTAGATAGTATATTAAACGCAGGCCGTGAGATAGGTATGATGTCTAAGTACGGAGGTGGGACCTCTGCTTACTTGGGTAACATTAGACCTAGAGGTACAGAAATTTCAACTGGAGGCTTTGCAGATGGACCAGTGCACTATGCTAAGATATATGACACTGTAGTAGATGTATGTAAGCAGTCTGAAGCAAGGCGTGGAGCATGTGCAGTTTACTTACCTGTAGAACATGATGACATCTTAGAGTTCTTAGATATTGGAACAGACGGTAATCCTATTCAGAATCTTCAATATGGTGTCACAGTTAGTGATGTTTGGATGAAAGAAATGAAGGAAGGAGACAAAGCTAAACGTAAAGTTTGGGCTAAGGTTATTCAGAACAGAAGTGAAATTGGTTTTCCATACATAATGTTTAAAGATAACTCTAACAATAATTCTCCTTATAAAGAGTTAGGTATGGAAATTACAGCATCTAATCTTTGTTCTGAAATACAATTACCTACTGATAGCTATAATTCGTTTGTATGTTGCTTAGGTTCTATAAATGTATTACACTGGGATGAGATTAGAGAAACAGATGCTATACAAACATATGTATACTTTCTTAATGCAGTGATGGATGAGTTTATTGTTAAGTCTGAAACAATGCCAGGTATGAAAAGAGCTAATAACTTTGCAAAAGAACACAGAGCTATTGGTCTAGGCGTTCTTGGATATCATTCGTTATTTCAATCTAAGCTTATTGAGTTTGACTCAATTGAAGCTAAAGGTTTAAATGCTCAGATTTTTAGTACTATAAAAGACAGGAGTGAAATAGCTTCAAGAAAGTTACATAAAGAATACGGTTATAGATCTCTTAGAGGAGGTTATGCTAATACAACACTTATAGCTATAGCTCCTACTAAGTCTAGTTCGTTTATACTTGGTCAAGTATCTATGGGTATAGAGCCTATTAAGTCTAATTACTTTATTAAGGATCTTGCTAAGTCTAAGACTGTGTATAAGAATCCTTATTTAGAAGCTGAATTAGAAAAGTATGGAATGAATACTGATAAAATATGGAAGTCTATTCTTAAGAAAGACGGAAGTGTACAGCATTTAGGTTTTCCAACTCAAGCTGTCTTTAAGTCTTTTGTAGAAATATCTCCTAAAGAAATTGTATTACAGGCAGCACAAAGACAAAAATATATTGATCAATCACAGTCATTAAACCTAATGATTGACCCATCAGTATCAGCTAAGGATATAAACAAACTATATATCTATGCTCATGAAGAAGGAGTAAAAACACTATATTATCAGTTTAGTAAAAGCAGCGCTCAGGACTTTGCACGTAACATTTTAGAATGTTCGAGTTGTGAAGGATAATTAACTTAGTTAAAAAAATAATCAATAATGTTAGAATAGTTTGTGTACTGTCAGATAGTATTCCTATATTTGACATGAAAAGAGGTGGAAGGGTCCACTTTACACACAAACAACCCTTAATGAAAGGAGGACCCTGTTGTGGTTTTCTGATTATTTGAATTAAGTATTTTCTGTTCTGTTTTTTAATTGTTGAGATAAGCCTTGGAGAAATCCAGGGCTTTTTTCGTCAATAATTTAACATAAATTTCGTATATTTACACATAACAATTAAACAATTAAATATGGCAAAAAAAGTCACAAAAGCGACAGATGGTGCAAACTCATTCGAGGATGCATTAGAAAGATTAAACAAGCAATACGGTAAAGGTACTGTATTGTCATTAGGAAGTAAGTCTGAAGGGACGTACGATGCAATTAGTACAGGATCAATAGGTTTTGACTGGAGAACATTGGGCGTAGGAGGATTTGTAAAAGGTAAAATGTATGAACTCATGGGTTGGGAAGGTACAGGTAAGTCTACTATATGTGGACATGCTGTAGCCAGTTGCCAATCTAAAGGAGGTAAAGTGGTATATATTGACGGTGAACATGCTGTTGATACAAATTACTTTAATTCATTAGGTGTGGATACTAACACTATGATGATTGCACAACCTTCTTGCGGTGAAGAGGGTTTCAACATTGCAGTAGAGTTAATGCAAACAGGTGATGTAGATCTAATCATTATAGATTCTGATTCATCACTTATACCTAAAGCAGTATTAGATGGTGCTGTTGGTGAGCATGCAATAGGTAAGAAAGCACGACTTAACAGTAGTGCATATCCTAAGATTAAATCTATGGCACATAATACTAAGACATGTGTTATAGTAGTATCTCAATACCGAGAGAAGATAGGTGTTATGTTTGGTAACCCTACAACTACACAAGGTGGACATGCACTAAAGTTTTATTCTGATGTAAGAATAGAAGTTAGTAGGTCATTAGCTAAAGAAGCTGGAGAAGTGTATGGTAATATTACTAAAGTGAGAGCCATAAAGAATAAAATGAATCCTCCTTATGTATTATCAGACTTTGAAGTTCTATATGGTGTAGGTATCGACAAAGTAGGAGAAATGATGCAATTACTTAATGACTATGAGTTAGGTAGAAAGTATGGTAAAACTATGACAGTTGATGGTGTTAAGCATGATCTTGAAGAATTTAAAGATATGGTTCGTAACGATCGAGAGTTTTACGATAGTCTTAAGAATAAGATTATAAATGCAATTAAAGGTACAGAAGACTCAAATGAAGAAGTTGCTCCTTTAGAAATTATAGAAAATGACGAAAGAATGAATGTAATAGGTCAGAACGGTAATGATGGTATTCATTATAATAAAGCAAAATCTATGGAAGTTGTTGGTCCTAAAACATTATCTCCAGATTTATTTGATACATCCGAACTGTGAAATGTATAATCTGTGGAAAGAATTCAGAATCTGAATATTGTTTTCAACATAAGAGAAGAAAGCCGCTAGCTGTACAAGCCACTACTCATGCAGCAAATAGGCCTAAACGAACCCTTAGATCACATAAATCTAAGGGGGAGTCTTCTCCTAATGAAGACCATTTATTCTTTAAAAAAATATGGAAGGAAAGACCACATAATTCTGAATTAAGTAATGACTATTTAGGATCTGAAGCACTTAGTATTTATTTTCATCACATATTACCTAAAAATAAATATCCTGATATTAGGATGGATGAGGAAAATATTATACTTTTGACAGTTGACGAACATGCTAATGTAGAGAGTGATATCTACAAGTATGATGAAATTAATAAAAGACGTAACCACTTATTAAAAAAACATAATCTCTTATGATTGAAGTATTAAAATTTAGCGCCACTTGGTGTGGGCCTTGTAAAATGTTGTCTAAAGTATTAGAAGACGTAGAGGGTATTACAAATGTAGATATAGATAAAGAGATGGAAATAGCAAGAGAGAATAAAGTTAGAAGTGTTCCTACTATTGTCTTTAAAAAAGACGGTAAAGAAGAACATCGACAAGTAGGTCTAATGTCTAAAAGTCAATACGATGAAATATTAAATAAATTATCTAATTAAAAACCAAAAATAATGAATCAATTTTTTTACACAAGAAAAGAAGCTATTGAGGATACAGAACCTGTAGAATATGCAGAGTTCACCGATAGCATTAACTTAAATAAAGTAATCAGAAGTGTACAAACATCATCTGATATGCGTGTAGTGCTCTTAGATGACATGCATGAGCGTGTTACAGAAGTGCCTAACATTAACACCAAAACCAATAAAGTAATTGGTACAAAAAAGAAAGTTGAAGTGTTTCAAACAGAAGCTTATCTAAGTGGTGACGATAAAATAAGATTTGAAAAACTAACAAATATAGAATTATGAAAAAACCATACAGCAAACTTTTAGGCAACCGTGTATACGTAGAAGTACCTGAAAGAAAGAAAAGTAAACTTGAAGTAGATGCTAACACTAAAGAAGCTCTACAAAGAGAAATGTTAAAGAAAATGTCTAGACTAAAAGTTTATGATGTTGGAGATCTAGTAACAACATTCAAAGAAGGTGACGAAGTGTTAGTAGACCCAGGGAAATTAAAAGACGCACTCTTAATTCCCCTTACAGATGATCAAGAAGTTTTACTTCTTTCTCCATTTGACATTATCCATGTTTGGTAATGAGTTATGAAATAATATCAGGAACAGAGGCAGCTCATGTTATAGAAAACAAAGAGTTGCCTTTTATTTCTTGTAAGTGTATAACTTATGGAAGAACAGATTTATTAGTAGAATCTTTACATAGTTTCCTTATTCAAGACTATCCAAAAGATAAGTGCGAGCTAATAATAGTCAATGATTACCCTCTTCAGAAGTTACACTATCCTCATCCACAAGTCACAATATATAATCTTGATGAAACTTTTTCTCTTATAGGTGAGAAAGAGAACTATGCTATTGAAAGATGCAAAGGGGAGCTTATTGCTGTATGGGATGATGATGATGTGGCCTTACCTAATCATCTAAACAACGTAGCTAGACACTGGAAGAAGGATACTAATATTATTCACTGGGAAACAGGTGTGTTCTACAATGAGCCATCTATTACAGCTATAAGTGGTGTAGGTAACTCTGGTATTGTATATAGTAAAGATGTATGGGAAAGAATAGGTAAAAGTCCTCTAGAGAACGCAGGAGGTGACATGACCTTAACTAATAGAATCCATGCTTTAGGTGGTAAAGTAGATGTTAAGATGCCGGACAGTGAAGCTTCGTGGTTTTATATGTGGGGAGGTAGAGGTTATCATCAATCCGGTATGGGTACAGATGATGGATCAAGACCTGATATCATTAAACGTCATAGTGCTCATGTAGAATCACAGCGTAAAGCTGGTAAGATACCTACAGGTGATGTACATTTAGTGCCTTCATGGAAACAGGATTATAAACAAATGCTAAAAGATTATGTCAGCTCTAGTTGAGTTTATTATTCCTACATATAATAGGCATGAGCCTTTAATCTGCATGCTAACTTCTCTTACAGCTCAAACAGATGCTGACTGGAGCGCTCATGTGGTTATAGATGATACAGAAAGTGAAAGAATATCTGATATAGTAAAGAGTTTCAATGACCCTAGAATATATTGCACCTTTATGGATAAGCGGTATAATGATTGGGGACATACATTAAGAGAGCGTGGTAAACAAATGTCAGATGCTCAATATATAATAATGACTGGAGATGATAACTACTATACACCAAACTTTGTTGCTGAATTACGAACAGCAACAGCTAACTCTCCTGGGTTTATTTATTGGGATATGGTACACTCTCATTATAATTATGAATACTTTAAATGTCACCCTCACACTAATCAAATAGATATGGGAGCTTTTGCTACTAGAAGAGACTTAGCTCAGCAAATAGATCTTGGAGTAAAATATGATGCTGACGGTTGGTTTGTAGAACAGTTTAAAAAGAAGTTTACAGAAAAAGAAATGTTTAAAATAAATAAAGTTTTATTTGTACACAACTAGCAAAATAAAGGCACTACTAATTAATAGGAATCTTTTGACTACTCTTAAAAATACATTAGAGTTCTTAAGAAAAGAGCCTAGAGTAGAGATTCATATACTTGATCAAGAATCTACCTATCCTCCATTGTTAGAATTTTATAAAACAATTACTGAAGAAATTCACTATGCAAAGAATGAGGGTCCTTACTCAGCATGGGCTTCTAAGTATAAACATTTACGTAAAGGTTATTTTATTGTAGCGGATACAGATTGTATATATGATAATGTTCCTGATGATTGGTTAGATGTAATGTTACATGCTATAAACCAACCAGGTTCCCCTAAAATAGGGTTCTCATTAGAAATAGAAGACTTACCCAATACAGATATAGGTAAACAATCATATGCACATGAGGCTAAGTACTGGGAGAATAAAATTGATTTGGGATGGGATGCTCATGTAGATACTACATTTGCATTATATAGAGCTAATATGCCATTTTCTTATGATGCAATAAGATTAGACAGACCTTATTGTATACAGCACAGACCTTGGTATATAGATGATTGTTGTATACCTGAAGAGTGGAAGTATTATTTAGAACATGCGTCTAACGTATCAACTTGGAAAAGAAGATTATTAAAAAAATAGTATATGAGTATAGAAGATATTGTATATGGTGCTGAAGAGCACGGACAAAGAAGTTCTTTGTTTAGAGAAGTAACTAGAATTAGAAACGAGCATCCTAATAAGCCTCTACAAAGTGTTTATGAAGAAGCTTATAAAAATGTTATGAAAGTATGAGTCCAGAAAATCCAAAAGATGAAATGTTAAGATTGTCTGTGTGCATGTTGCTGTTACTTATTACGTATGTAATATGGAACAGTCTTTACAAGTTCATGTTTTGTATGTGATATTACTTACAACCTGACTTACACTTACGTGTCTTACTACCTTTCTTAGCAAACCCTATCTTATTACGAACAGCTTTAGGAAGAGATCTCATTCCCTTTCCTTTTGAACCTGCTGGTGCCTTTTTAAGAGTAGAACCAGACTTAGCCTTCATTTTAGATTTAGGAGGAGTCATAGAAGCAGCTTTGCCACCATACCCCATCTTTTTAGCTTTTGTTCCAGACTTAGCCATTTTTACTTTAGTTCCAGACTTTGCTTTTTTAGCTCCGCCTGATTTGTATTTACGCATCATAATTATATAATTTGAGTGTTAACATTTCCACCTTCTTCTAGCTTGTCTTATTCTAGAATTAGGATCATTTTTAGTCTTTGCAGAACTTTTCTTCAACTGTCCCAAACTTCTTGCACAATAAGACTTACGTCTTTTTGCTGACTTGCTTCCCTTTTTAACTTTTCCTGTTACTGCAGTCTTGAGTTTACTGCCAGGATTAGCCTTCCTGTATGCCTTGACTCCTTTTTTAGTCATACCAGCACCAGACTTAGTCTTTCTATAGTTACCACCTTTACCAGTGGTCTTACGAATTGCTTTTGTTTTCTTTCTAGCCATAATTATTTCTTGCGACCTTTAGCCATTTTTTTAAATGTCTTTGCAAGAGCTTTAGCTTTACCGGTACAACCTTTCTTAGTGATTGGTGTGCATTTTCCTTTAGTCCCTCTTTTCTTGATAGACTTATTTACACCTTGTATCCAGTTTTTACTCTTAGTGCCTTTTTTAGCTTTTTTTAATGTGGGCATGCTCAACAGTGTTTACTTGTAGGTGAGAACCATCACAGTAACCATTGGGATCTTGACTTTGTCCACATGAACATTGTGAGGCTGTTGTAGTACAATAATTATTATCTTTCATAATTTATTTTCTCTTGCCCCTCTTACTCTTAGCTTTAATCTTTTTTTCTTGCTTTAACATAGCTTTAGTGGGCTTTTTACCACTACCTTTATTCGCACGGATGTTATCCCATAGCCCTCTTTTGCTATAGGATCCATCCTTACGTTTAATCATTTTCTTCCCTCCCTTAGCTTTTTTTACAGGCATAAGTTCTTAAGTTTTGATTGTTTTTTATTTTACTGCTTCCAATGCAGGAACAGGTGCTGGTGTTTCTTCTTCTAGTGCCTCTATAATTACACCTTCTTTAACACCGTCTTTCATAATGCTTTCAATAACATCATTAGTTTGTTGCATTAACATGAATTTACCAGCCTCTTCTGTTCCCAGATAAGATCTGACCATGTTTAATATTAAACCGAACTGTTGTCCAGTTATTTGAAATTTGTCTTCAGGTTTCCAAGTGTACCTGCTGTTAGGATTGTAATCTGCCATTTTATTTAGTTTTAAAAGTTATTATAGCTACAAATGTACATTATTTTTAATCTTCATGCAAATTTATTCTGAAAACTATTGTCCCTGAAGACTTAATGCTTTTAGATAAATCTAGTCTAATTTTAAAGATGTTATGCAGCTTTAATATTTCTTTTAATAAAGACTCTCCGTACTTAGGAACACTAGGTGCTAGCCTAAATATGTATGAGTCATTACTCTTAGTAATTTGCATACTAGAGTATTCGTCAATTGAATCAATCACACCTTCTAGATGAGCAAAATATACTTTTTCATTCTCAAGCAGAATTGCTGGAAAGAACTTTCTTTGTATCTCCATTGTGTAATATATACATAACTCAAGGACCTTAATTGGATCCTTGAGATATATAGGTTAATTTAGTTTACGCAGCTGTAGTAGTGGTAGTGGTTGTTGGCGCAGCTGTAGTAGTAGTAGTAGTTGTTGGATTGCAACACTCGTATGCTACAATTTCTTGCCAGTTTCCTACTTTTGGTATTTTCCTACGTAAGATTAAGCTACCTGCTACTACTCTGCCAGATCCATCGAATCTAACAAAAGCTTTTAATGGACGTTTGTCTATGCTTCCCATTTGTTTATATTTAAAGGGTTAGTAAATTAGGTTATATTTAATTTTTAATTCATTCAATTTTTTAGCATAGTAACCAGTACAATGCTTCATGCTTTTTTCGTTGTTTAACACAACATCTAAGTGAGGATCAGTCATAGGATTAGTCCCTGAGTGATATTTACCTTTATAAAAACAAGGATATCCACCTTGTTCTGTTGCTACAATGCCAGCATTGTGGTATATAGGATGTGTCTCCAATTTAGTTAATGGATCTGGGCCCCAAGCAAATCCCATTTCTGGTATTACTTTAGTTTCTTGATCTTTTACCCAAAGATTCCATAATACAGACCACATATCTGCACACCAACTTTGATAACCAGCATTTTCATCTTTAAAGAATTCTCTATTTATTTTTTGAAGGTAGGTCCTGATTAATATACAATCATTCATAACCTTACTCCAAAAAGAAACATCTACATTTTTAAGAAGATACTGAGCACCTCCTGAGTTTTCATTATTATCTTCAGCAAGTTGTCTACTTATGCCTATTACACTTCCTATTTCAGAAAGCACATCTCTAGCTTTATACTCTTCTAACTTTTCAGGTAAAACCTGATGCACTTTACTATCAAAATACTGAGCGTTTATGTAACTATTAGTATCTGAAAGATAACATACATCATCTTGTATGTATTCATCAATATTAAATTTATCTGTCCAAAGTATATCAGAATCACAGTAAAATACAGCATGTTCTGACATTTCTGGACGGTCTGACCAGTATTTCCAAAGTAACCAAGGTCTTAGTACAGGTATATAAATACCAATAAGATTAGATAGATCACCTTGTTCATCTTTATAGAAATTAAACTCAGCTTCTGGATACAGTTTTGTTATCTGATCCCATTTATCATTAAAGAGTCTTTTCTGTGGTGTATAGACTAATACGATTGCATTGTGTATTTGTCCTATTTCTTTTAAGCTCTCTAACCACATGTGAACTTGCCATGTATAGTAAGTGTCGTCTGGTTGAGCACAGATAAATTTTAAATCTTTCATTATGTAGTTGTTGGTTTATGTTTACTATTACGGTGCTGCTGTTGTTGTAGTGGTGGTGGTGTTTTGTGCACCAGTCACCTGAATCAATCGCTCTAATTGCTTTGAAATATTCCAAAGAAGAACTTCTACTTGTCCCCAGCCTTGCTGTCTTGGTGGTATTGCCATGATATATGTTTTTATAATACAAAAATATGAATATTCCCAGACTTATCTAAGTATCGTTATAAATTAAAATAATTAAGTAGGTTAAAACAGTTCTAACTTTTTTTGTTAGAATATTTTATATTGAAATACAAAACCGTAACCTCCTGGATTTTCAGGTTGGGCAAATACTCTTGCCCCTAATGTAAACTTACCTATATCTACAGTTGTTTGAATATATAGTATAGGATTCATTAAAGATGCTTGAAATGTCTGAATACCCACATAACCGTCTAGAGTTATTGGCTTCTTTGCATTTATTATATCTTCTTGCGCTGCTATGTAATCTTCTTGCGTTGATATTATTGCATCTTTTGAATACAATAAGTTAGTCAACTCACTACTTTTTTTTAAAAGTATAGCTATTCTATTGTTTGACTCAGTAAAAGATTGTTTTAAAAAGTCATAATGTACAAGATCTTTAACTACTCTTCTAGCTTGATCCTCACTTAATGTTACAACAGAGTCATTCTTTTGGATACTTATCTGTGAAAAACTGCTGAAGCTTACTAACAGGCAAGCTATCAACCACTTTAATTTGTACATATTCTTTTTGTTTGATGGTTTTTATCTTTGTAATCACTTCTTGATCTACATTAGATAGACTATCAATTTTTAGTTGTATTTCAACACCTTTAGTTTTATGTTTATCTATCTTTTGTCTAAGTTCTTTAATCTGTTCTTTGTGTGAGATTAATTCTTCTTGAGACTTATACTGTATAAGAATTAGAACAAGTATAATAAGTACACTGAACCATTGCTTTTTAAAAAATCGTATTATATCAAGTAGTACTATCACTTTTTAAATTGTTCTATTATATCTTTATACTCCTCTGCCACTACAAAGCTTGGACATGCTTTGTTTGAAAATTCATTATGTCCATGTAAGGTTGCTCCCTCATAAGAGCACATTAGCATCTTAATAAGGATTTCAAGAGAAACTTCTTGTTCTGTTGTTCTAGTGTCTTCAGGTAGAAAACCTTCTTTATCCATACCTCCAATGTAACAAATTCCAACACTGTTTTTATTTTCTCCACGAACGTGAGCACCTTGTACATTTAATTCTCTACCCTTGTGTATACTTCCATCGATATAAATTAAGTAGTGGTAACCAATGTCTTTCCAACCCCTACCTTCAACATGCCATCTTCTAATTTCCTCAACATCAAAGTGTTTACCTTTACGTGTTGCTGAACAATGTACAATAATTTTATCAATTTTTCGCACTATTTCTTTAATTTAAATAACCTTTCAACAATGTCACTAACCCCTTGAATTGATATGTATGCCGTAGCAACTATCACCCAATCAGTAGAAGTTAATACACCTGAGAACAGTGCAGAAGAAGCTACAACAAAAACCGTAAGCTTTCTACTAATCCATTTTTTTAAGATATTATCTAGTTTTTCTTTAGTACTCATGTTATTTTATTTTAGAATAGAAGTTTATAACGTATTGAGCTATAAAAGCGACAGCAGTAATTATTCCAACAGTCCAAGAAAATTTCTTTTTAAACTCTTCTTGAGCGATTAGTTGCTCTTCTAATATTTTAATTTTATCTTTAAGTTCTTCAATGTCACTAACAAACCCACCAGCTTTGGTTAATGAGTTTCCTAATATTGCATCCACAACTTGAGATAGTTTTGTGTCGATAGAGGTCATCTTGTCCTCTAGATCGGATAATCTTTGATCCATGCTGTGTAATTCAGTTTTAACTTGTTGTTGAAAAGTTGTTATAGACATTTGTTATTTGTATTAAGTTAACATACAAATCTTCTGAGGAGAATAAGAAGTTTATGCAGAGTAGCATTGTGTAATATACAAATATAAGAACTCTTTCTAACATAGGAAAATATATGACAGAAACATCATGCATAATATAGCATAAAGTAAAATTTATTTTTATATATTTGTTATTAAAATCAAATAGTATGCCATATAGCTTTGAGTTTTTTAAGAATGATGTTACTAACTGGGTAAAAGATAACATTCCAACACACAAAAGAGTACTTGATGTAGGTCCTGGAGTTGGAACTTACTCAAACTTACTTCGTGAATCTGGCTATCACATAGATGCTGTAGAAATATATGAACCGTATATAGCTAAGTATGACCTTCTTGAGAAGTATGATAACGTATATGTAGAAGACATATTAAACTTTAGTATAAAAGATTATGACTTTATTATTCTAGGAGATGTTTTAGAACACATACCTGAGAAAGAAGCAGTGGATCTAATTGAAAAAATAATTGATTTAGGAAAAGAATGTTTAGTAGCTGTTCCTTATAAAATGGAACAAGGTGAGCATGAAGGTAACATTTATGAAACACATCACCAAGTTGACTTAACTCCTGAGGTAATGAAAAGTCGATACCCTAAACTTGTTTCTATATACTCTAATCAATACTACGGATACTATATTTATAAAAAGGAGAAGATGGAAAAGGCATATGTTTTATATGCAAATAGTTCATATTATCATACTGTATCTGCTGCAGTTAAGTCTATAAATCAAGTTAGTAAACTTCCTGTTATAGTATATCTATTAAATGATAATCGAGACGTAGAAGGTGCTACAATTACACATAAATGGACCTATACAGGATCCACTATTAAACAAACTGACTACATAGATCGTAACGATAGTAGAGTGTACAAGTTACTTATTCAAAGGCCGTCTATTGTTAAACATGCTTTAAATAATTATGCTGACACTATTGCCTACATTGACTCAGATACAGTAGTCACCCCTTATATAGATTCAATATTTAGCTATTTTCCTAATACATCCAGTAACCCATATTTTGTAAAAGGTATATATGATTATCTATTTATTAATAGAAGAGGAGGAGTAGAAACAAAAGAAGAGTTACATAAAAGTTTAGAGCATCCAGCATGTGAGTTATTTGGTATAGATCAATCTAATCGATCATCTTACCATCAAACAGGCTATTTCGTAGCATCAAATCTTTGTATGGATTTCTTAGATGAATGGGAGTGGATGTGCAATCACCCCAAAGTGTTAAAGAACCCTCAATACTATGCACCATATCATGAAGAAACCTTAGCTAATATATTACTTTGGCATCATGAAATTACTGAAGGTTTACCTTATATGTACATGAACTATAGCAAATTTGTAGATACACATGATTTACCTTTTACTGGAGAGACTCAATACTTAGATGAGTGGGTAAGGTTACCTGCTAAAAAAGAAGAACTATTAGCATTACATGGAGAAAAGCGTCCAAAGTTTATGGAAGCAACAATGAATCAATTTAAACGTAGGATTTTATTTTTAGCACCCCATCTTTCTACTGGTGGCATGCCTGCATTTCTTTTAAAGAGAATAGAAGCACTCAAATATGAATACGAGATCTTTGTAGTAGAACATAAAAATTATAGCAATGACTATGTTGTACAAAAGAATAAAATAAAAGATATTGTTTCAAACTTTTTTACCTTAGGGGAGGGAGAATCAGACTTACAAAAAATCATAAAGGACAATCGTATAGATCTAGTACATATAGATGAAATGTCTGAATGTTTAGATGATAAAAAATTAGTAGACTCTTTGTATTGTAACTGTAGATCTTATAAGATAGTTGAAACCTGTCATAATGTATCATTTAAACCAGACGTAGAAAAGGTGTACCATCCTGATGGTTATGCTTTCTGTACTCCTTATCATTTAACTACTTTTTCCAATTCAAAATCTTTAAAGAAAGTAATAGAGTATCCCATAGATCCAAAAATATTTGATTGGCAATCTAAGTTAAATGCTAAATTTGAATTAGACTTAGATGTAACTAAGCAACATGTTTTAAATGTTGGATTATGGACAAAAGGTAAGAATCAAGGAGAGGGAATATCTCTAGCAAGAGAACTTCCAAATGTAGAATTTCATTTTGTAGGTAACCAAGCTGGTAACTTTCAAGACTATTGGGGCCCATTAATGGTAGACTTACCTAACAATGTAACTGTTTGGGGAGAAAGAGATGATGTTGACAAATTTATGTTAGCTGCAGATGTGTTTATGTTTAATTCTACTTGGGAATGCAACCCTTTAGTACTTAGAGAAGCAATTAGCTGGCATTTACCAATCCTTGCAAGAAATCTACCTCAATATGAAAATATGTTTACTCCCTATATCACTGACATAGACAGTGTCAATATAAAAAGTCAACTAGAAACAATGCTAAACAACTCTCATGATGTAAAGAGTGTAAGTAAAGATAGTGGTATTTCAAACTTTACTAAAAATCATGTTGATTTCTATACAAAAGTTTTAGAGACTAAGAAGATTAAACATTCTAAAGTATTAAACTATAATATATATCGTGACTTTGCATTAGGTCCATACATAGATATAAAAGGAACTACTGAAAGTAAGTTTAAGATAGAGATGTATAATGGTGCTGAGTTAGTTTATGATAATGTTATAGGTGTAAACAATTGGGTAAAATTAGATAGATCCTATTACGTTGATTGGCGGACAGTAATATATAAAGACAACTTACTTATATTAGATGAGAAGTTAAACTTAGAAGGAAAGAAAGTATATATTTCCTTTGATAGTTCATCTCTAGGTGATTCTATTGCATGGATTCCTTATGTTTTAGAGTTTCAGCAGAAACACAAATGTACGGTGACTGTCAGTACATTTAAAAACTTTTTATTCGAAGATGTGTATCCAAGTTTAGAGTTTGTTAAGCCAGGATCAGACGTAGCTGATGTCTACGCTATGTACAAGATAGGTTGGTTCTATGATAATAATAAAGAACCTCAATTACCAAACACAATTCCATTACAACAAACAGCTACAAATATATTAGGTTTAGAATATAAAGAACTCACTCCTAAAATTAAATCTAACTTTAATAATGTTATAGAAGGTCAGGAGTATGTCACTATAGCTACTAATTCTACATCAGGTTGTAAGTTTTGGACCAGAGAAGGCTGGCAAGATGTAATAAACTTTTTACACAAAGAAGGTTACAAAATAATTAACACTTCTATAGAAGATAACCCTTTTGATAATTGTGAAAAAATATCAGATACATCTATTGAGTATACAATTGATTGTATAAGACAGAGTGAGTTCTTTATAGGATTATCTAGTGGACTAAGTTGGTTAGCTTGGGCCCTTGAAAAACAAGTAATAATGATATCTAACTTTACCTCAGAAGATCATGAATTTAAATGTCACAGAATAACAAATCCAGCAGTGTGCAACGGATGTTGGAACAAAGCTGAATTTAAATTTGATAAAGGTGATTGGAACTGGTGCCCTTTACATAAGGGTACAGAAAGACAGTTCGAATGTCATACTCAAATTAAATCTTCTGATGTTATTAAAGAAATCAATAAACTAATTACTCTCCGATTGTACGAACAACACTAGTTGGAGTTATAATAGCTGCTATTTCTTTTTCTAAACTAAGTTCAAGAGCAGCCACTTGTTCTTCACCTATAGCAGCTTTGGTCCATTCAACAACTATTTCGTTAGTTAGATCTTCAAATGGTATAAATGTACTACTTTTATTTAAAGATAAAATCTGTGTTCCTATACTGCTAGCTGTATAAGGCATTCCTCCAGAATCAGGTTTTTGTTGAGTTGAACTAGCTGTTAATATCCAGTGTACATTATACACTACATCTGCTTCACCTTCTTCTTGAGGGTGTACGTCTACTGTTTTGCAATTCCATTTGTATGTAACCATAATTTTTGTTTTAATTTATTAAGTCATTATTTCTAAATATATTGAATAAGATCCCATAGTAGCGCCATAATTACCTCTCCACCAATTTATTTGGGCATTCCCATTAGAAATAGATACTTGAGGGCTCCTAAGCCAGAAACGTTTAGAAGGATAACCTGGTGAGGAAGTTTCAGCATAATAAAAAGTGCTATCTCCTCCTGGATATGGTGGTGGTGATAAACCAGTTCCTCCTGACGGAGGCGCAGTATTAGCTCTTTTATTCCATCTCATCGAAGACGATCCAGTTAATATGTCATAAAAAGTTGCAGTATCGTAATCAGCCGTATCAACTCTAGTTGTCTGCCATGCTGTGCCAGAATAAGTATCTAAATCAAAAGTTGTTCCACCTAAAGTTACATTTCCACCAATCTGTAAATCGCCAGTGTATGAACTTCCGCTTGTATATTTCCAAACAACTCTAACATCATGACCATAATACAAAGGTAAAAGAGTGGTGTTTTGGTTGCTCCACGAGGTGGAATTACCTGGAGTAATGGTGTTAATAAGTATAAATTTACCAACCCAAAGGCCACCATAATTTCTAAAATTAGACAACCTATCTCCATCGCCTTTGTAATTAGGATCAAATTCTGAAGAAGTTGCATCATTAAAACAATCTATCAAACTATCACCGCTACCTAAACCAAGCTCGTTTGTAACATCTTGTAGTGAAAACGTGTTAGTATCTGGAACAGCCATTATAGTCCAGCTTTTTCTAACCTTGCTTCTAACTCAGCAATTTTAGTTATTAATAAATCTATATATGCTACAGACTTTAATCCATCGTCTGCTGTTCTTACGAACTCAGGGTGTTTAATTTCTAGCTCTTGAGCTATAACACCTGCTCTTTTAATTCCAGGCTCAGATTTTAATTCAAAGTTTTTCCAGTCAACATCTACATGTTTAGTGTCTATTTCTTTTATGTTATCTTTTAGCGTTTCATCAGAAGATAGTATGAAGTTTGTAGCTGTAGCTGTTGAGGCTAAAGTTAATTGGCCAACACCACTAATACTAGCTACGTTACCTGCAGTACTATTTGTAGTTCCAGCTTTCCATATCCAACCTCTAGTAGCAGTTCCACTCATTGTCATATATGTAGCCCAGTCTCCGCTTACACCTCCATAAGTACCTAGATCTACCGTTTGTGCAAACAACAGTCCATATTGTGGATATAACAAAGGACCTCCGTATAAAGATATACCTCTACCAAGTGTTCCATTCGTGTTGTCAACTCCAAGTCCAGCTGTTGCACTAACGTAAGTAGAAGAATGTATTTCTCCACTTACATCAAGTGCAAACCCAGTCCCAATAGAAGTTACCCCAATACCAACTTGACCTGATTGGTTAATACGCATTCTGATTTGAGGCGAACTTCCGGTAGTTGGTGATGCTGTTAGAAAATCTAAAATACCGCCTCCACCAATACCACTACCAGCTGCTTGAAATATAGATCCTTGTATTGAAGCTGAGGTGTAACCTGCTGCAGTGGATACGTCGTCTTTTATAGCAAATTGTATTACGCCTGTAGAATCGGAGGTCGTAGAAAAAGGATCGTTATTTAATAAAGTTAATACACCTGGCCCCCACGTCGAAAACTTACTGCCACCTACAACTAAACCAGCGTCTAAGCCGAAACTTGTCGAACTGGTTCTATCGCAGTTAATTATTACACCTTGATCTTTTACTTTAAAAATCTCAATAGCATTTTCATCAAATATACTAGTGCTAAAACCTTCACCATCCCAATCGCCTAACCGTAAATTGTTAGAACTTTCAGCAGCCCAAGGTTTTCCATTTATTCTATATCCATCACCTCCATTGGCGTCAATTTCACCATCAACCTGTAATTTAGAGTTTGGACTGATTGTTCCAATACCGACGTTGCCTGTAGTATTGTGTATTCGCATTTGCTCAGAACCTGCTCCGTAAAATATTTGACCAATACCTGATACTGTTTGGTTTATTAAATAATTACTAGCAACATAATTATAAGCTTTTACAACACCATTTGCTTGGAAGGCTATACCTCCAGAAGTTGATGCAACCGCACTTCCTAAACTTAAAGTTGCAACCGCACTAGATATAGTGGTAAGGCTAGTTGTCCCAATCCCAACGTTACCTGAGCTATTGATAACCATTTTTTGAGTTGCGTTAGTCCAAAACTCCATGTTATTATTGGCCATCTCATATCTAATCCTACCTTTTGCTTGTGTTGTAGCGTCGCCAAACCAAAGCTCAGCTTCATTAGCTGCTGTTAAAGTAACAAAATTCCTATTGCTGACTGTGCTTTCAAATATAGCTGATGTTCCAGAAGTAGGTGTCCAAGTTCTTAAAGTACCATTTGCTACGTGAAGTTTAGCTTGAGGATTAGTCGTTCCAATGCCGAGGTTTCCACTATTTAAGTAGTTATCGCCGTTATAAGTAATTTTATTATTAAATGATGCTGAGGAGTTTTTTGTACCAATACTACCCTGATAACTGTACAAATCTCCTTGAACCGAAACGTTTTGCGTGTTACTTGCTGGCGCACCAAAAGTTATTGTAGACCCATTTCCAGCGCCTACATAAAAAACTGTGGTTAAAAACGGACTTTGTGCAATAGTAAAAGTGCCGGTAGTTCCTAATCTTAAATTACCATAAACATCTAGTTTAGCCTGAGGGTTAATCGTCCCAATACCTACATTAGTTCCATTATCATATGTAACTCCAATACCTAAAGTGTTAGCATCAGGCGTCCATCTAGCTAGGTAGTTTATAGTACCTGATCCTGCTGGTACACCTGGTATAGCTGATCCGTCTATCCACTCGGTTTGAC